TGCAGCATATGTCACCCCAAAGGTTTCCCAATGGGACGGACTGTATCTTAAGCAAACTCTGGATGGCTAATCCTTCATTGTTCACCAACACCCGTTCAGTCTCTGAACGCCTGTCATATCCTACCATAACGGACTTAGACAGTAACGCTGCTGATTATCCAATCCTTAACATTATTACCATTGGGTACGGCTATTAACCGTGTTCCCCTTATAATGTTTCCATTACAGGGTGGTAGTTAAGGCTCTCAGGACGTTCCAGCATCAAGGCGTTTCGCTAATTCTTCTAAAAATTTTAATGCCATTGTTTTACTATCAATTAAACTTATATGAGACCCGCCAAAGTCTGCTTTATATTTTTTTCCATTATCATTTATATAAACATACCAACCATACTGTAATCCTTCACGATTACAAGGTTTAATTAAATTTTCATGATTAGTGTTTAATAATTCTGGATTTATTAACATAAACCTATCAAATTTTTTATCTTTATAATAGTTCATAATACCATTTGATACTCTCTTTTTACTTTCATCACAATGTCTAAATGTTTTTCCTCCAATTTTCAAATTATATCCAGTTGGATATATTGAATTATATTCGGTAATATATTTAGATTCTAATTCATCTGCTTCATCTAATTCACAATAATCAATTATCTCTAAATTAATATTACAACAACCATATTTTTTAATTGCTGAATTTAAATAATGACATTGATTTTGTTTTTTAGAATATGCTTCTGAAATATGACATCTTAATCGTCCTTCTGCACCATATGGACGAAAACGATTGTGATTTAATATATGAGAAACGGCTTGACCAATATATATTTTATTATTTTGAAAGTTTGTTAATTTGTATATTTCACAATATCTTAACTTTTCATCATCTATTATTTCGTTTGATAGTTTTAGGCGGTTTGATAGTTCCATCTAATATTATAGCATTAGATTTTATTTTTAGAAGAATTAACTAGGGAGTAGCAACCTTTTCAGTCTCCCTGTTCTGACCCCGAAGGAGATTATTTACTGCGTATAGCAGTCAAAATTGAGTCAGCATTGTAAGGTTTAGTATCCGCCACATTCATGCGGAAGGTATCACCTTTTTTCATAATTTTGACAATATGGCACATCATACTCATTCTATGAAGACTAGGCTGTCTATTAAATAAAACAGCATCTCCATCCATCATATGACGATGTACAATATCACCGTTTTCAAGACGTATAGAAAGTCTATCTACATATCTTAATGAAATATTATCACCATTTTTACGTTCAAGAATTTTTGCTCCAGGGTATTCTTCTGGACCATTTTGAACTAATTTCATTAGAAAGTTACGGTTTCTATCATTAACAGTAATTGGTTTTGTAATATTTTTAGCAATTTTCATAGGAACACCTAATTGACGAATTGATAGGTTTGGATCACCTGTAATAACTGAACGAGCACTAAAATCTACACGTTTTCCCATTAAATTACCACGAATACGTCCATTTTTACTATTTAATCTGCCGGTAATACATTGTAAAGGTCGTCCAGAACGCTGACGCAAACTATCAGCACCTTTTACTTTATTATTTACAATCATAGCTATGAAATATTGTAATTGTGTGCTTAATCCTTCAATCGCATTAGATGAAGCATTACTAGCTATCTTATCTGCTAAATCACGATTATATTTAATAATATTACTATAAATATGTGTTAAGTCATCTTCACTTCGTTGTTGTGCGTCATGTTTAACAGATGGACGCATCGCAGGCGGAGGAACTGGTAATACTTGACATATCATCCATTCAGGACGAGACCATACAGGACTAAAACCCATAAATGAAACATCGTCATCAGAAATACGGCGAAATGTTTTTAAAATTATTTCAGGGGTTAGTCTTACTTGGACTTTTCTATCTTCAGCTTCTGAATCTTCTACATTTTCCCAAATAGCCATAATTGTTGCCATTCCTTCTAGTTTTACACTATTTGGTTGCTTACTCCCACAACCATCATCAGTAAATTCACCGCATCTTTTAATTTTAGATGCGTTGTTATAAACATATTGCCATTTTTTGTCTGATGGCATATCATAAACATGATTATGTAATTTTTTATTTATTAATAATTTACTGCATTTATAGCATATACATTTACTTATTTTCATGATTTCTTTAATATGTTGAATAAATATCATTGGACGGGCTAACTCAATATGTCCAAAATATCCAGGTGTATCAATATATGTATATCCATCTGTTGGACAAATAATACCTGGTTCTAATACACCCATTCTTGAATCAAATAATCCATTAGGAACAGGCTTATTATTTATATATGTATCACGTGTAGTAACCTCAACCACAGAATTTTTACGTATTTCTTCTGGAGATAACATACTAAACTGTACACCTATAATCCTCGATGGTTGTTTTGGTTCATTCATGTTTGCAACCATTTTACCCTATAATTATACTGTCTATATTTTTTATATTTATTTTTCAATTTTCTATTAATTGAAATATAAAAATATAAAATTGCATAACAATTTAATAAAAATATATTAATAACTTATTATAGTCTATTTACAATGACATTCAAGAATACCAAACTTTTTGACAAGAAGGATAAGAAAAAATCCAACAAGAAGAAACAGAATATGAAACTTCGTAAGAACAAAGATTCTGATTCTGAAAGCGAAGAATTCGAATCTGACGAGGAAATATTCCAACCGCCTAAACTAAAAAAACGTAATAATCGACAGGTATATAGTGGTGATGAAGAAGAAAATGTAGATGAAGATTCTGAAGAAGGTGATTATGAAGAAGATAATTATAGCGATGAAGATGATGAGGAAGAAGAAAGTGAAGAAGAAGAAAGTGAAGAAGAAGAAGAAGTGATTACAAAAGCAGCTATACAAAAAATAGTATCTAAGATATTTCCTTCAAAGTATATGAAAAAAAGAGCAAATACTACTGAAAAATATGAAAACAAAATTAAAAAGAAATATAATACTCGTTCTTCTAAGAAAAAGAAATCTAAAAAATATGAAACTTCTAGCGAAGATGAATCTGAAGATGAGGATTACAGTGAAGAAGAGGAATCTGAAAGTGAAGAAGAAAATGAGAATGATGAATTCTACAATATATTAATTGTAGATGACGAAGAAAATGAAGATGATTATAATGAAGAAGATGACCATGTAAATTGTGATAGTGAAGATGAAAAAACTTTTATGAAAGAAAATTATGAAGAAATTAAACTACCTGAAATTGAAAAAAAGAAAAATATTAAAAGCAAAGGTGGTAATAAGAAGGTAATTAAACCGAAAACTAATGAAGATGATGATATTGAACTAATCGATGCTAAAAGCCAATACATTGAATTAGTTGATACTAAAAAAGGATTATCGGAACAATTAAAAAGCAAACCCAAAAGCAAGGTATTGATTAAAGCTATTAATGACTGCGATAATTCTATTAAAGAATTAGTAAAAGAAACTAGAATTAAAAACGCAAAAACATATCATAAATTAATTCATGCAGATAAGAAACGAACAAATGAAATCGATTATTTTAAAAAGAAATTATCAAATAAAGAACAATTAGTTGCTATGAAGCATCTGAAAGAAATTAATTCACATACTAATGTAGAAAAACCATATAGACTAGCTCTTCTTGATACAAATATGCCAGCAAAGTTTAAAGCAATTGCTATGCAAAAACTAAGTATATTGAAGTCTATGGAAGTTGGAGATAATGAATATTTTAAAATTAAAAATTGGGTAGATACATTTATGCGTATTCCGTTTGGAATTTATCGTAATTTAAATATTACCATGAATGATGGACTTGATGTATGTCATGAATATATGGATAACGCAATGACAACATTAAATAACTGCGTTTATGGATTAGATGACGCAAAATTACAAATTTTACAAATGATTGGTCAATGGGTATCAAATCCATCAGCAATGGGAACATCAATCGCAATTAAAGGTCCTATGGGAACTGGTAAAACAACATTAGTAAAGGAAGGTATTAGTAAAATTCTAGGACGTGAATTCGCATTTATTGCCCTAGGTGGAACAGGAGATAGTAGTTTTCTAGAAGGACATTCATATACATATGAAGGTAGTAGTTGGGGTAGAATTGTTCAGATCTTAATTGAAAGTAAGTGCATGAACCCAGTAATATACTTTGATGAATTAGACAAAATTAGTGATACACCTAGAGGTGAAGAAATCGCAGGTATTTTAACTCATTTAACAGATACATCACAAAATAGCCAATTTCATGATAAATATTTTTCAGAAGTTGATTTTGATTTGAGTAAATGCTTGTTTATATTTAGCTATAATGATGAAACCAAGGTAAATCCTATTCTTCGCGATAGAATGTATCGAATTCAGACAAAAGGATATGATGCTAAAGAAAAGGTGATTATTTCTAGAAAATATCTATTACCTAAAATACGCGAACAGGTTAATTTTAACGAAGACGATGTTATTATACCAGATGAAACTATTAAATATATAGCTAGTAATAAAGTAATGACTAATGATGAATCTGGAGTTAGGAATCTGAAAAGATGTTTAGAAATTATCCACACTAAGCTTAATCTGTTTAGATTAATGAAGAAAGACACATCTATTTTTGATAAGGATATTAAATTAGATGTTACTTTTCCATTTACAGTAAATACCAAAGAAGCTGATATTTTAATTAAAAATGATAAAGAACAAAACCAAAGTTTCTTAGCAATGTATATTTAAACTTGTAAAATATAATAATAAAATTATATAAATTTTTTTTATTATTATAACATAATGGATGATAACGAAATCAAAAATGAAAATGATGTAATAACACCTGACATTATTTTAATGTCAAGAGCTAAGCAGGAATTAGAACGTATTATTAGCAAACCAATTGATGAAAACCAATATAAAGAAATTTTAAATTCTATAAATGTTTATTTACATAATAATTGTAATCATACAATTATT